CCGCACGATGTTCTGTGCGGTTTCATCAGTTGAAATACTGGTTTTTACGTCAGTTTCCACCTGGCCTCTCTGAGGACTTAGGTATAAATTAACACAATGTACCTATGAGGTGACACTATGGCAATTGTTAATAATCATTTCGAGACCAAAAGTCCCGTTTCTGATTATCGGTTTAGAGTAGAAGATTTGAATCATGCCACACTTTGGCAACAAGATTCAGAGATTTACACTCTCAAGCGTAACCAAACTCTAATTGGCTACCCTCGCACAGATCGTGCGAAGCCGAAAGGGGATTTGTTAATGTTTGTAACCGAAGCTAATACTTATCGCATACAATACGCGAATTTAGTATATAAGCTTAAAAACAAGTTTCGTTACTCGTTTGACGGGTGGCAAAACACTAGTGGTACTAACTCGGAACTTATCGATATGTTTAACTTCGATACAGAACCCGACTCGGTGATGCGAGAGCAAGTCAGAAATGGCATCTCAAGCAAAATCCGCTCCTTCATGGCAAAAGACATGATGTCGTTTGCAGAAACTGTTGGAGAGTACAGAGAAACAAAAGCAGTACTGGGCGCTGCAGCCAGTTTATTAAATGCAGCTCACGAGACAGCCTTAGGGCGAACCTTGCCGATGAAAAACTTGGCTAAGGACGTTGTTGGTTTGGTTAGTGTTCCTGAAAAGCGAACATCAAAACGACCATCCCGTACGACTCGTGCAATACAGCAGTTAAAGAGTGGGACCGATTCACCAAGATTCATGCGATATTCTGCATTGAATCACGGAAGTGTACCCCTCGCTTGGGTAGTGGGCCATTTGGCGGTTGCACCGTTAATTGGCATGGGCCTTGAGATTCAGCGCCAGTTTTCTGGAGAGCGAAATTCAATCGGCCGTGTGAAGAGGACCTTCACCCACACTGAACAAAGAGAACTCAACGATGAAGAGATTGCGATTTTAAGCGCCAGCTATCAAAAATTAGCTGTTGTCGCATCAGGAACAATTAAGTTCCGTCGCGTTTGTAAACTCCGTTTCGTTGGAGACTTTGGTAGGGCCCGTTTTACCGTCGGCAACCCATTGGAATGGGTATGGGCTGGCACCCGATTATCTTTTGTAGTCGATTGGTTTTTGCACGTAGATGACTTCTTACGGTCATTTAATGCAATTCCTCCTGATATACAAGTCTTCGGCAGTGTTACTGATATCGTTGAAGTTAATCTGAGCTTTAAGGCCCAGGTTTCTGAGATAGCAGAGCCGACTGACACCTGGTACATGACCTCCGATTTGGAGAACGTGCAAGAAGGTGCGATAATCAAAAAGGTCACTTCCCGCAGAGCGTTCAACGCTGCTGATGATCTACCTATGGGTGTGGGATTGAGGGTTGACCCCAATCTTTCTATAGGTAAGGGTATAACCGCCTTATCGCTTTTTGCTTTAGCAAAAAGGTCACGGTTTGGCTTTTAATAATCTTTTGTAAAAATTATCAAACGGAGGCCATTATGGCACAACGTAGCAACATCACCCTGACCGGGGTATCCGGTTCACAACGTGTTTTCAAACCAGTTTCACAACGTGGTAATGATAACACAAATAATAATACAATAGTTTTTGCTGATCGCACTACCGAGAATTTTATCGGCGGTGAGGCAACACTTTCTATTTCATTCGATCCAGCTGGTCCCAAAAGATCAACAGACCGAATTGGTTTCGCTTTAGCCATCCCGAAATGCGTTACAAATGCAAGTACGGGTGTGCGTGAGGTGTTGAGTATTGCCAGATATACCGGCGGCAAGTACATTTTTCCAAGTGATTGGACTTCAGCAGAACGTGGTGAATTTCACTCGTTATGTCAGTCCGTTACAGGGTCGAACGAATACGTTCAAATGATCCTGAATCGCGAAGAAATTTGGTGATAGTGTAGTTTAACTATCAACTTGTTTTGACTCAACCTTTAAGGTGATCAATATGAAGAACAAAATTTCGCTAGTTTTGCTTTTGGCTAAAGCTAGACGTACAAAATATAGTCAACAGGTTATTGATTTATTTCAAGAAGCCACAGCAGTAACGTTTAACTGTAAGTACATTGTCAAACACACTCCCATGGGGCCCGATTTTGTTGTTAAATATTTAATTAACGATGATGAGGAATCTCCTAAGTTTGTAAGTAGAAAATGGAAAGCAAAGTATGAAGCCGATGTCGAACAACGTAAGTTGATTGACGCCTTACGGCGGTTTTTAACTGAGCTTAAACCAGATTTAACGGTTTATAGTAAAAGTTATTACCTCCCCGCACGGGGATTCACTATTGGTCTGCAACAGGCACGCCAGGAAATTGTTCGCGACTTTCGACATGATTACCTTCTAGGTAACTGTTTGAAGAAGTGCACTTTTTCTGGCATCGCCACCGACGAACAATTGTACGACGATGCTCGCTCCGCCTTTCTCAAAGCCGAGCAGTATTGCAGGGAATACAACCGTATTTTTCAGACTCTCCCTACACGTTTAACACGCGTGAATAGAGTTGCGAGAATAATGGACGCTATTCTAGGTCCATTGGTTGATGCGCTACCTCGTATCCAAGACGGTATGGGGCATGGGCCCGGTTCGACTACTCAGTGGTCACCCCGGGGGGCAACCCAAAACGCAAAGTTTAGCGCTTTTCCACAACACACGAAGGAGTTAACACCCTTCGTCAGGGCTATTATGGGCGAGAGATGGTATAAATCATGCTTTACTGCCGAAGCAGTTGGATCACCAAGTTGGGACAGTTTTTCCAGTCCTAACAGTGATTTATTCGCAGATGATTACCTTGATGGTAACCATTTCACACCAGAACACCCTGCCGCTGATAGCATCGTAGCGGGAGAAACCTTCAGCACGGTTCCAAAGAACACGCTAAAGGTTCGACCAATTTCAATCCAGCCTACCCTGAACGTTTTCGCTCAGAAGGGAGTTGGAAAGGAAATACGGCGCCGGCTCAAAAAAGCTGGTAACTGTATAGTGTCGGGCCAACAACGCAACCGTTATTTGGTGTCTCGGGCAATTGATAAAAAACTTTGTACAATTGACCTTGAAAACGCAAGTGGGTACATGGGACTAGGCGTAGTTGAAAATATTATGCTTAGAACCCCTAACCTTCGTGCGTGGTTAAGTTTGTTGAAACTGTTACGATGTAATTCAGTAACCGTTCCTTGCGATATTTATCGGACTTCCGATGAAACGCATGAACTTCACCAATTAGGTGGTATGGGTAACGGATTTGTTTTTGAATTCGAGACCTTACTATTTTTGTGCATTGCACGCTCTGTAGTACCGAGGGAAGAATGGCACCACGTCAGCACTTATGGGGATGATATTATCGTTCCTCAGAAGTATGGCAAAGCTGTTTGTGAACTCCTTAAATTATATGGGTTTAAAATCAATGAAGGTAAAACTTTTCTTCAAGGTTTGTTTTTTGAGTCTTGCGGTCACGATTACTTCGCCGGGCAGTATGTTCGACCTTTTTTCTTTGCTGATGATTCCGCCGATGGCGAATCACTTTACAAAGACTATGAGGACTTACATGTCGTCCCTTGGCAAGTGCGTACTGCTAATGCACTTAGGTTATACTCTTATGTTATTGCTGACGGGGAATATTCCGCCAGCTGTTACAAACGAGTTTATAACAAGCTACTTAAGGATGTTGAAAATATTAATATCCCCTATGTAGCCCCTAGTCTTGGCGACAGCGGTATCGTCGCACCAATCAGCGTGGCTAAGCCGCGCCGTCCTCAGCATGAGGATTTGGTGACTTGGGAAGGTTGGATGTGCACCGCATTGGTTGCACACCTTCCGAGATCAGAACAATGTAATTTTGATGTTCTGCTCTATAAGTGTAATGACCTCTCTTCCTTAGTTGAAGGGTATCTGGGTGTCGTGAGACACGATCTCTGGCGGTTTTCGAAAGATACTGCAAGGAGTATAACTGGTACCTTGAAGCTAAGTGCATTTGATGAACGCACGGAGGGCAATAGTTTGCCTGTCCTTCGTTGTGGTTATCAGATTAAGAGGAATCGAGTGTTTGTCCCCGTTTGGGGTGACGAACTCATGTGGGGTCCGCTTTATTAAGCTTTCCTTCATGTTTTACTCAAAAATCCTAGTAATCTAGGTGGCTTTAACGCCACCCGTTATCCCGAAGTGAGTCTATAATATGACCAGCGAGGGATGGGTGGAATTAAATTCTTTAGCA